CGGAAATTGACGGTGCAGATGCAGGGCAATACAGGATGGCGATATGACCACACCGCGTATCATTACGGCACCGCGTCCGGTGCGGTGTTCGCGCCTCGAAGCATTGGGACAACATCATTGGTATCTGTGCCACAGCAGGGGTTTTTCACGCTGGTGGTTCGAGTTTTACGGGACGAAGGTCACGGATGTGTACCCCGCCGCTATACTGGCAATAGAAGCAGCGGAAGCGGCACTGGCAGCAGTGACCGGAGGACAGGACGAAGGATAGTGCCCTGGCTGCTGATATCAGCCAGGGCCGGACGCACCGGACGGGTTCTTGTGCGCCCGTATTATTGTACGCGAAAGGGACGGGTATGCTTGCAGTCCGAGTCGCGCTCTGGCCCAAGAGCGCAGTGTTGTTTATCATCAGGGAGTACATCGAGCCTCTGGGCAACGGTGAGCGTCTGCTTATCGTTGCGACGTTTATGGCTTCGCTGGTCTCTGCGTATGGCGTTCAATCTCATCTCGCCGGGGCGTATGTTCCGGCGGTCGGGTGGATCGGCGCAGCCACGTTAGAGATTGTCTACCTCGGTGCGGCATTGGCCGGGACATCTGTCCGGCACCGCTCACTGCATCAAACCATCGGCACCTGGCTGGTACTCATAGTTGCCGCCGCGCTTGCCATCATCTTCAATCTGGCTCATCAACAGGAGGCGCGCGGCGCAATCTCGCGCTTTGCTGTGGCGGAGGCGGTCGGCTTTCCGGTCGTTGCGCTCTTGTGTGCGCTGGTTTCGCACGGCATGGCCGGGGAGCGCATTGCGGAGACGCAGCGCCGGTCGGACCAGGTGGCCGACCGCGAACGTCAACAGGCAGACGATCTCTATCAGTTGCAGATGGACTACCGCCGCCAACAGGCCGAGATCGACCTGGAGCGCAAGCGCGCCGAACACGCTGAGGAAATACGGGCGTTGCGGGCAACGTTGCGAACGCAACGGCGTGACGACAGGATACCGCAGCAGGACGCGGAACCATTACGCAACGATGCTACCTCGCGCAACGTTACGCAATCGGTTGCGCAACGGGTACGCGAGGCCTGGGAGGTTGATCGTGCGTTCAACCAGTCGGCACTGGCGCGGAACCTGGGGGTCCATAAATCCACGGTGAACCGGATTGTCAGGCAGTTGACCCAGGAGGACGGCAATGGTTGACCCGCACGATCGCGCCGTCCAGATACTCACGGTCTACTTCCGTCGCCTGGTTGAGGCGACGGGACATAGCTGGACCGAACGGAACGACCGACATATGTCGGAGTTGGCCGACTGCCTGATTGATGCGGCCTGTGAGCCGGACCCGCAGATCTTGGCGGGGTTTGCCGCAGAACTGGATCGGCCGTACACCGGCACGACGATCCGGCAGACGCGCCCGCTGACGCCGGATGACGACCCGCACTACCAGGCGTGGCTCCGGCAGCGGAACGCGAACGGAGGGCAACATGGACCAGGGTGATATGTTTGCAGCAGAGTTGCCCCATCCGGGTGAATACCCAATCCCACCCGGGGCGCGCCAATCGGCATGCGTTTCGTGCGGCGCGCCAATCGTCTGGGCACGGACGGAGCAGGGACGGGCTATCCCGCTGGCGCTGTCCACAGCGCGGGACTGCGCCGGTCGGCGGGTAGCAATGAATCATTTCGTAGATTGCCCCCAGGGAAGAAAATGGAGGAGACGATGAGCGGGAAATACGCACAGAAAACGAGCGTCAACAAGGATGCGTCACTCGCGGAGATCGAACGCACGCTGACGCGCTACGGTGCCACCGGGTTTCTCTATGGTTGGTCAGGGACGGATGCGATGGTCGGGTTTGTGCTGCGCAACCGCCAGTTTCGTTTGATCATCCCGATGCCAGATCGGAACAGTCGGGAGTTTCTCAGGACACCGAAGCAGGGCCGATTACGGTCAAAGACGGCAGCACAGGAGGCGTATGACCAGGCGGTGCGTCAGCGCTGGCGTGCATTGGCGCTCTACGTCAAAGCCGCGCTGGAAGCGGTCGAGGCAGGTATTCTTAGCTTTGAGGATGCATTTCTGGCGTATACCGCCCTGCCGGGTGGCCCCACAGTGGGACAGTGGATGCAGCCACAGTTGGAACGCACGTTGGAGCAGGGACAGATGCCGCCCCTGCTGCCGCTACCACAGGAGTAACCGATGATTGCCCTTGATATCGAGACGTTGGACTTCTTTTCGGATGACCGCATCAAGCGACTGCCACGGCCCATACAACTGTTGGCGATGCGGTTCGGCTGTGCGTACACGCTGGATATGGACACCGGGGCATGGACTGGCTACTGGCCCGAAGATCCCGGCCTGCCCACTGAACAGGATGTGGTGAGCGGCCCGACCGCACTGCCGTGCCTGTGGCAGCACCTCATCAATCAGACCATTGTCGGCTGGAACCTGTTCGAGTTCGACATCCCGTACCTGATGCTTCATCTGAACCGGCACTGCGACAACGACGGCGATCCCTGGCTGGACCCGATGCGCATTATTGACCTGATGGCAGTTTTGAAAACCGCCTCAAAACCATTCGGGAAAGAGCGCTGGTACAAGTTGGATGTGATCGCAGCGACCAATCTGGGGCGCGGAAAATTGGGGAATGGGCAACAGGCGGCAACGTGGTTGCAATCAGGCGATCCGGCGCTGCTGCGCCAGGCGGCGGCGTATTGCCGGGAAGATGTACAACTGACGGCAGATCTGTTCCAGACTGCGCAAACGACCGGGCTGCTCTGCCCGGCACGACCGGAACGCAGTGAGGTCGGAGATCTGCGGGTGTGGCTCAATACCGACGGCGACCTGGTGGACTGTCGGCGGGAAGAGTAATTTTGCGCACAGATACTGCACACTGGTGTATAATCGACAGAGAGACCGGGCAGCGCGGCAACGCTCCCGGCGTGGCCACTGCGTATGTGCTATGCCGTGCGCCCTGGTCCAGGGAGAGCAAAGATGAGTGTACGTTCAAGGCCATTGCCCAGGCAATCATCAGATCGCGGAGCAGCTATCGCCACTGGCGGCATGCTGTTGCTCTTTGGTGTTCCGCTCTGGCTTGTCGGTTCCCGCTATACACTTGACGGCTGGCTGACCGCGCTAGGTTGGCTACTGGCCTGGTTGGGTATACCGGTTACTATACCGGATATGCGATGGGGCTTTTTCATCGGAGGAATGGCGCTGCTTGGGCTTGGATATTCCTACGTTGAAATCCGTAGGCGTCCGGGGCCACAAACGGACGCACTTCTGTGGGCGATATGGCTTGTAGTTATCGCGACCGATGTCGGCAGTACATTCTTTGGGTTTCGCGGCGAGCAGACCAGCGAATGGCCGTTGATGGCATGGATGGCAGAGACGTGGCCGGTTGCAGCGGTGGTCGCCGCTGTGTTGACGTTTCTGCCGGAGTGGTTTATCACCGGCGGGTGGAAGCACCTGCGCGGATAGAAAGCGAGACGTGACATGGAAAACGTAACCCCGGCGATGCTGTTCCAACTGTTGTTTACCGTCTTGATTATCGCAATCATTGCGCGGTGGTGGGAAAACATACAGGCGTGGGGGTTGCGTCTTATGTCGCGTTATCAAGGTCCAGGCGATGCACCGGAAGAGGTTCAGGATGAGGACATTACGGCGGTTCTGAACGAACCGAACGAACCGGCGAACGGTGGTTCCGGCGCGTTCAGACGCGGAGAACCGTCCGGAACGCAGGGTTCCGTGCTGAACCTCACGGCGAATGAAGTTCGCGCTGTGCAGGTCATCATTCTGCGGCGTGAGCGGGAGGCAATGCAGGGGCGCAAGCTCTCAAAGTCGAAGGCGATTATGGCGGCCTTTGGGGTCAAGCGTGGCGGTACCTCCACGTATGAACGGGCCAGCGAGATCTACGACGCGCTCTTTACCCAGCCGAAAAGCACACGTTACATCACACTGGATGAACACCGTCAACCCGTTATGGAGGATGCATCATGACCGACTAGCACCGCCCGGCATATCAACTATTCTCCTGGCTTTTTCGCTCCGCCTCAGCTAACCGCTCGGCAATGCCTTGCTCAATCCTGGACAATAACTCTGATTGTCGCCGTGGTCCGTTCAGATCCTGCTGTTGCATATCTTCATCAAGCCTGGCCGTTACTCCCCGGATGCGGCTCCAGGCTTGATTTATATCATGCTCATTCTTCGCAATGGCATGATCCATCCGCTCGATGACCGACAGTACCTCCGTCACACTGGGCATCTTCTGGATAAGCGCCCCGACCGCAACCTGTTGCTTCATCATTGTTGTTTGCATATCGGTGATGGCATTGCGCATGCTGGTCAACTCAGCCAGCATCTGTGCCTGCACCGCTATGTTTTGCTCATTCTGCTTCATCGAGACTTCAAGTTGGCTTTGCATCCAGTTGAACACCTCACGGGTCATCTCTCGGTTTTCCCGTTGTGCGGTAAGCTCCTGCTCCAGCCGACGCTCGGTTATCAAGAGTTCTGAGGCCTGTTCTTTTTCGTGGAATTCCTGATTTTGCTGCACACGTTGGATCTCGAACTCGACCCGCCGTGCGACGTAGGGGGCCAGCCATTTGGCGGCCGCCCCGATCATCAGGAGGATAATACCGAGCTGGCCGGGCCCACTGGCCAGCAGTGACCGGGCAAACTCGTCCCAGGTCATGTCAATCCTGCTCGAATCGCAGCTAGTACATCGTCAAAGCTGAACGGCTTGGTAAAGTACCAATCAATCAACTGTTTACCATTGACCGGGTGACGGGCCTGCTTCTCTACATCCGGTGTTCCAAACGCGGTGATCATGATAATGACCGTGTCTGGGTACGCTTCTCGGATCTTCGTCGCAAGCTCAAGCCCGTTCATGCTGGGCATGTTGTAGTCGGTAATGACAAGCCGGGCCGGATATTGCTGCATGGTGTTCCATGCAGCCAGGCCGTCAATGGCGACCAGGATTCGCTCATTCTTCCATTCAAGCTCGATGATGCGCTTGATGATGGTCAGGATGTCGGTTTCATCCTCGACCAGAAGTATCCCCTCCGGCGTCTGTTCGTTCTGTTTTCGCATACCCCTTTATTTCCGGCGATAAGTCGGTTAGTCCGTGGTACACCTGATTCACGACCGGGGCCAGCAATGAGGTGCTTATAATTGTCCAGTATGAGTCATGTGTCATGTACGAAAGCGGAATAGCCAGCAGCGCCGCAATGACAATCGGGAAGACCATCGCTGTCTGGCGTGCATAGCGCGGCGCATGTAAGAGTTTGTACAACAGAACCAGGACTTTTCCTGGTTGTCGCTTCGGTGGCGGAAAGACGTTCTTTATCCGCTCAAACAGTAATGAGGCAATGACCCCGGCTCCGCTGAATGTGGCACCGTAACTCAGAACAGCGATGAGTTGTTCGTTGGGCATCATTGGACCTCTTTCAACGCCCTGCGTGCCCGATTCAAGATATTCATCCCATAAGCCAAATTATCATATGGCTCAGGTATCGACTGACCAGCATTGACAACTGCCCACTTTTGATGCAGATCGACCCACTTCGGAGCCGAGCCCCGGCCATGACTCTGGAGCAGCGGTCCCAGTCGAGGATTAGCATCTGCGATAGCCAGGAGGAATGATGTGTCGTCTTCCCGGTCAGCATAGTGATACAGATGGAGACATTGTACAAACACAGCTTCTTCAATGGTGCCAAATGCTTCGCCCCTGGCACCATCGTTTGTCGCGCCAATTCCGGCAACATTGTTGTATGTTTTGAATCGCTCTGATTGAAATCCTCCGGTTTCTTTGTCGGCCTGGTGCAACGCAATCCAGTTCGAGATGCCAAATAATTGGCTACAATAACCATAAGATATGGTTAGGGTTTCAGCCAGATCATCTGGCAATGATCGTTTTGTCATTAACCAGCTTTTGATCTGTTGATTATCTACAAATGGACCTCCGATGATATCTGCACTATCCGGGATGCCCATGTCATCTTCTGGCTCTTTCTGGCGGTCTTCAACGAGAGTAAGAGCACTCATATGGATAAACCCCTCATTCCACTGCTGGTCAGGTACATAAGCCATATGTACCCACCTCTTTTCCCCTTGGATAGTCTCTCCGGATTCATCGTATTTGATGACATCAACAACAATTATACGCGGATTTTCTGTTGTCCCCGGCTTAATGTTCCGAACAACATCATAGTGACGTGATGGTCCGGTTCGTATCGTTGCTCGAATACCTTGCTTGACAGCATATCGTTGCATGGTCTTGAGTGGAGGATGCTCAACGACTGGCGTTTGTTTTATAAAACCACCGCTAGAGCGGTATTGTTTAACAGCTTCCATGAGTGGTGTGCCGGGGCAATATGCAGTTGTACCAAGTTCAACATGTCCAAGCACCTTTTGGCGTGGAATATTGAATTCTTGACATAACGTATGGATAAGTGTAAGCATGCCTTGTTTCTGTTCGCCGGTCGGTTGCTGATACTGCATTGTTTTCTCATTTAGGCCAATTGGGACATGAATAGCAATCCCCTTCGGGTTTGCTTTGCTATGGCCACAATGCCACAGGCTTGATGTTAATTCTCTGGTTTGCAAGATTTCACCATTAGCGCCGATCACATAGTGATATTGCAGTCCATCAGCCCCGGACGGCACACCTGCCCACCCCTTCTGCATTTGCCAGTCTACGTCTATCCTCAACTGCTCCATCAGTCCCGGCATGGCAAGCCGGTTGGTAGCGACTGGCGGGCCGTTGAAGTGAGCCACGATATAGGAAATATCGGAAAGACGCCGCCATCCGATAGTCCAGCCTGCCCGTGGGAGTTGCGTGATGATATTACGTATTGGAAGGTCTGCGAGCTTACTCATTTATTTTCTCCTTCCAGGATAAGGTTGTTTCGATGGATATATCCCACTCGTTCTGTGTTGTTTTTATGGTTATAGATCTTAATCTGTACCCATCCGGCATGTGGTCGATCCAGTGCATGACCAGAGACAATCACTCCTTCACGCAGTCGGAATAATGGTCTTCCGGCATGTGGCCCGGAATATACCGAGGTGTCGGGTTTTGTTCGGTAGGATGGCATGTTTATGGTGCCGTTTCAGAAGTACCATCAGGCCATATTTTGTACAGAACATCCTCAACTGTCATGCCGCTATTTGCGTCTACAACGGTTTCCATAAATCCATGAACAGCATCTGTTGTTGCTGCTAATGCCGCAGCGCGAGCAGCACTCATGGTTGTCCCGGGTAATGCATGGTCTGGTGTTGCTGCAGCCGCAATATCGTCTGCAATTGCATTCGCATGATACATTCGTCGTGCTTTGGTTACTCGCTCAAGAATGCGTCGTGCGTCTTCAGTAAGTGCTTCGACTTCCTTGCGCCAATGTTCAATTGGTGAAGGCGTTGTTGTTGAACTTGTAACAATTGGATCTGACATAGTCACACTCCTAACAAAACACCATACTTGCTTGCGAAGTAGTTTTCCCACTCCTCGATGACCGAAATAATCGGAAGAGATGACCACAAGGCAGCTTCTAAAATATGTAGATGTACCGAATGTTTGTCACTTTTTCCGAGCATCCATTGCGATTCACTACTTGTGTATCGGTGCCCGAACACATAAATGTTCACCTGGTCAATTGGATCAATCCGATCTCCAGGTGATTGATCAACGCCATTGCGTCGTTGAATGATCTCTGGAGATGTATGAAATGCTCCGGTATATCCATCATTGAAAAGGTAAGCGCGACTGCTATCATCGTGATACCGCCCCAGGCATGCACCATATCCCTGCCACTTTGTTGTTGGCGAATACGCCACGGCAATCTGTGCAACGGCGGGGAAGTGTTGATAGGTACGAAGAGCAGCATGAAAATTATTATTTTCTTGACTGAAATATGATGCGTACCCGTTCACGCTTGAGCACGTAATGGGTCGGATACTCGATACCGGGAACATATGACGCTCATTCCCAGATATGTCATGCGCAATCTCAATTGCATCTCCCGGAGTTGCCGGAACGCCAAATCGTCTGTCGGAGAATGCATGTTCAGCGCTATACCATGCAAGAACATTGCTTGTATCGACTGCTGTGTTATACAAACGGCGCTCTCGCGTCCTATACGCCGGTCCCGAGCGCTGTGGAAAGGAATAAAATGTCATACAAAATACCTTTCCATCAGAACCTGTTCAATCCACTTGATAATCTCCTGGTCCATCGTTGACAGAAGAACTATTTCATAGATCAGTAAACTGCACACATAACGTTCGAGATCTGATGTTGCGCCAATTTCCCATGGATACACAGCCCCTGGATTGTGATGCCCAATCGTGGCAACACATGGGCGAGTTATATCGAAAATTGCGCAACTATCCGGCCATGCCTCCGATGAATTGGGAGATGGGTACCCCCTGCTTCGCAACAGCGGAATGCGTGAGGCGTGATCAAAGTGACCATACGCACCAGAAGGGAATAAATATGGACGAAACCCGTTATTTGAAAGATTCACTGCTCGTCCACATACGGCCCCATGCCAGGACCACGTATCACTCGGTGAGCGGAACGCAATGACCTGTGCTTGCGCCGGGAACGATTGCGCTGTCTTGACTTGATAGTTAGAACTGCGGTGTGTTGATGTAGACAGTACTTCTATCGCAGGAAAACTATAATCGGTCACTGCGTTCAACGATGGATATGCTGCATCCCCAACACAGTCATGTCCATTTCTGCTCAAATCCTCAACGACAAGAATAGTGTCGCCAGTATTCGGTCGTGTCGTCTTCGCACTATCAGACCATACTGCATCCGCCCGATAGTGGGCTAGAACTTCGGGCATACCAGAGATGCCGTGATTGAGTACACGGCGCTGCGAAAAATCATATTTCGGTCCGGGCCGCTTTGGTAACCCATGCCACATTAGACCGCATACTCCCCGGCAGTAATAAATATACTAACCTCTGCCCCGACCGAGATAGTTGTCTCCATTTTGATACTCAGTACAACCCCCGCTCCCAGGTGCATCTGAATATCGTACGGATCAAGCCACGTTAGTCGGCCTGGATCAAGGAAATTGACATGACGCACTGGCTCACTGGTCGTTGCTGCTGGAATCATCAAACTGTCAACGAGTCCCGCAGACCCCCCGCTTGGAGTCCGAAGCAGCGTGATACGCCGAGCAACCGTATCGTTACTCGTGGCAGCTACAATTTTGACCACAGCACCACCAGCAGGAACAGTAAACACCGGACGGATGTTTATACTGTCACTGTCTGTCAATAGCAGTTGTGGACTCAGGATTGTCTGGGCCCATTTTGGAAGTGACATCTACCAGAACCTTTCGGCCATCGTCAAAAGGGACGCGACCGTGACATACTCAGGAACGGACCCACCAGACCCGGCAGGCTGCGGCGCATACGCTGTTCCGTTCCAGACCAGCACGTCATCAATGTCTGGTGCAGCACTCGACACCGGATGGCCCTGGATACTGGTCGCATCACCGCCCCCACCAGCAACGAGATCCGGTTCATACTGACCTGTCGTCGCATTGAACACCAGCACCTGTCCATTCGTCGGAGCCGTTGTCGCAACAGGATAGCTCCGAATACTCTGTGCATCCCCGCCACCAGCAACGGCAATGACACCGCCACCGACATTTGTCAATGACCCGTCCGGGAACTGAAGCGTGTTGATGTTTGTAAAAGAGGTTCCATCTGGCTCCTCAACATTAATTGTCCGAACAGAATCTGGTATCCATCCAGGATCAATATCTCCAATCTCATCACCTCGCGGGATGCGATCAGCCGCAGGCGTGGTAGATACCTCTGATGCTTCAATAACATCCGACCACACCTCGCGCCCTGCCTGGATCGTCCGGGCTTTCTTCATGCCACAATCTCCGACGCTTTATGACAAACGAGATACATCTGAAACCAGGTATCGCCTACCTTGTCCACGCGCCCCAGGAACTGCTCGGCCTGGCCCACGGTTTCGGGCATGGTTTTTGTGACCGTCCCCTGGATTGTCGGGTGTGCATAGAGATACGTCCCTGCGGCTGCATCAGCAGCGACAATCCCTGTTGACCCAATAGGAAGGGTAATCAGCCCACCAAGTTGCACATTGACCGACTCGCCCGTATTCCCGCCTGTTCCGACATACCCGCTGACCTGTCTGGCAATTGTCCCCTGCCCCAGCTGCACCTTCGCGCCAGAACCCTGATACTGACTTACCAGACTTTGCGATGGGATATTTTCACCGGCTGTGACAGCAATAATACTCCCCTCACCGGACGCCGCATCAACTAAGCCAGCATTGATTTTGCCGGTTGCCGGGTCAACGCCGACCGCTCTCCCGTAATCGGCTGATGTGCCGGTGGGGGTAACAAGGACTCCCCGCCACACTTCTTTGCCATTGACAATCGTTCGATATTTATCTGCCATCTTACACTCCTACAAATGCGGTTGCTTTTTGAAGAACCACCATGCCGCGCGCAACGGTGGTACTGACCAATGACGTAATGACACCTAGCTGCTGCTCAATGCCCACGAGTGGCATGGTCATCGTGGCATAGCCCGGCGTACTACCGAGATAGAACGGGTGCAGCACCTGACTGCCCAAGATCAGCGGCAGATAGATATGCGAGTTCTGTCCATACGTGAAGATCTGTGCCATCTGCCCCACCGTGAAGCTATCGGTCACGAATCCGACTGCCGCTGTTTCCTCTGATGCGTTTGAGGCTGGCTCGCACAGCCCATCCGCGCGCATCGTGACGAACATCCCGGCATACAGCGGGACAGCCACCTCAGCGGTGATCTGGTGCGTCGTCAGGCGCATATCATCCGCCCGCACGACCTTGCTGGTACTATTTTCGCCGCTGGCCGCCACAGGCAGCCGCGCAAGCACGAACGTGCCAGTTGTCACCTGACTGGCATCTATCTCCAAACCGCTCGTACCTATGTCAAGATCGCTCAGGTCTGGCTTGTCGGCTATTTCGCTCCACCGCACGTACTGCGTCGGGTTACTCGTCTTAGCGACAAACAACGACCCGACGCCGTGGACAAACTGCGTTTTCGCCGCGTGTGCCGCAATGTCTGCGCTGATGGCGCTGTCCATCTCCGCTGCGATTGACGATGCCGCCGACGCGACCCGTTTATCTGCACTCGTTTTCAGCGCGTCTACAAGCCGACGTAATGCGATGTCTGTTGACACTACGACACCTCCCGCAGTGCAATCGCACCAATCGCCGTCAGCGTGGCCGGCACGTCAAGACTGGCCCACTGCGCCCCGTCGAATGTCGTCACCCGACTCGCCGTGTGCGCTGCGACGCCCCGATAGCGGCTCCCCGGCACGATGCGCACGTAGGTGTCATCGCCGCCAGCAGCGTATTGCGTTGATGCCGCACCGGTGATGTTCAGGATTTCCACAATCCCCGCTACCCCGCCACACGCGAACACACGCCCAGGCGACGCTGGCCCACACCACGCCACCGATGATCCGGCGCTGATCACGCCGACCGGCAGTGCGGCATTGTAATTCGCCGTGTAGCCGACGTTCGTACCCCACGTTGCCAGGTATGCCCGCCCACTAAGACCGTACCGACTGCGCGGCACATACGCTGATTCTCCGGCGTCCATCGCCGTGTGTGCAGATGTGCTGACCCGGCACATCTGTGTCGCCGGTCCAGGGTTCCAGGCCGGAAATTCAGTACGCGCTGTTGTGGCGTAGCCGACCAGTTCATCACCGTAGCCAGGGAGCAGGAGTGTTGCGAGAATGAAATCAGATGACACCGGCGCGGGATTTTTGATATGGCTGCCGTAGGTCGTTTGATACGAATTATTCGGCCCTGTCCCAAACGCAACGTAGGCCTGGTCGCTCCGGCCTGTGCCGTAGGCAGCGGTATAGCCAACACTGAGACACCATGTAGATCCGTCTCCGTTCCACGAGGCGGCACGGACACTGCGCCCTTGCAGACCGCTAGACGGATCGGGACAGTAGATCTGTGTCCAGTCTGCCCCGGCCGTGCCCGTCCAGTATGCCGCATTTGCCGACCAGATAATCCATTCGTTCGGGTTTGTCGGACGAATGACAAGGCCACTCCACGCCGCCCCAGCGACCGGCAATGCCACCGGCGTCCAACCAAGATCGGCCTTATGCCACCAGAGATAGTCCCCGGCTCCACTCACGCCGGAGGGGAGTAACAGTATCTCCCCTGGCGCAGCAGGATTTTGCGCCTGTCCGTAGCCGATGCGAAACACGCTCGTCGGTGTGTCTATCGGGAAGGCACTGCCGTGATTGACAACTTTCAATGCGCCGCTGTCTGTCGTTGTGGTGATTTCTTCCGCCGCGAACGCCCCGGCAGACGCCTGCGTGACCTTGAACAGCCGCACCCCGAGTGCGGTGGTTGCGGCATACGTGAGTTGCCCGAACAGCCCGTCGCGCACCAGATCCTGCGCCCCGCCGCCAGACGCGACAATGTAGCCCTCCGTGTATTGCCACGGCGTGACGGCGGCCAGGTCGAGCGGCGGATCTGTGACCCCAGACCAATCTATCGTGTACCCGGCTTCCTCGAATGCCCAGGCATCAGCAATGTCCAGGACGCCGGAAAAGACGACCAGATGTCCCCACGCAGCAGACGCCACTTTTCGCGCCGTGCTGCCTGCCTCGCCGGTCACGAGTGCGGCAAAATCAGCGCCGTTATACGTGATATACAGCGTATTGCCCGCACACACGCGCATCTCACCGAGTGCGACCGGACTCTGCTCGCAGTAGGTAATGTCGTCTACGAAATCGTAGACCGTTGCCCACGCCTCGCCGCCGTCGGTCGAGTAGTACAGCGTGCTGCCCGCAGCGACGAGGATGTGCTGTGGATTGCCCTCATTGACACTGATACAGCCAATAGATCCACTGAAATTGTGTAGAACGTCGGGAACTGTTGCTATATAATCATCAATTTTGTAGAGATCGCCGTTTGAAAAACCTGCGAACAGCGGCCCCTGGTCGTTGATCTGGGGCACTGCGGTGCAACTCCCGCCCGGATCGAACCCCCGCCAACCCTCTGGTGTCAGCACACGCAGCCCGTCCCCGCCAGCAGCCAGGGCCAGGCTACGGAGAAACCGTTCTGGGTCGGTCGGCGCAATGTTCTTTGTCTCCGTATCACCTTCGCCACTACTGCTCTCAACAACGAGTGTCGCGGTGGCTCCGTCCAGGGCTGGGTAGATGACAAGGGGATCTGTCTCGCTGCTGCTGCTGGGCGAGGGTTGGATCTCGCCAGGACAGGCGAACGTCCAGGCGCGGGAGGTGATGGTGAAGCCTGATGGGTCGCTGCTGGCATCGGCAAACTGCACCACCGTGCGGGTCGCCATGATGCCAGCCAGCGAGACGGGCTGTTGCTCATACTGCGCCGTGAAATTGGCAGCAGGCGGCGGTATCAGCGTGATCTCGCCGTCTGCTGGCCGAGCGCCCACACTGAGCAGCAGTGTCATCGTGTCGTGGTTCGAGGTGACACCCAGCACAATTGCTGGTGTGTTCGTTGCGTAGCCACACGACGATGACCTAAAGTAGAGACTATCGCCCGGCTTCAGTGTCGGATGCAGAACCGCATCAACGCTGACTTCTGTGCTCTGCCGGTTGCGCCGAACAATCTCTCGCTCTGCAATCGCCGAGGCGCACTCGTTCGTTTGTATCCACTCGTAGGACTCCTCAATCGCTTCTCCCGACGCACCACTCACCGTGAACGTGGCGTCGGGAATGGTCATATCTGGACGCCGTGGGCCGTAGGCCTTGAACGATACCACGACACGTCTTGTCCCACCGAGGGTGCGCCCCGCGCCGAGGGTGCCAAACTCGCCGCCGGGCACGTCTGCATTGTACGCATAGGTGCGCGTCGGCGTTGTCTCCGGCCAGGCGGGATAGTCAATGACGTTGATCGTCCCGTTCGTGCCGACAATGAGTTTTGTTCCGCCGAACGTCATGAGCGTGTCCAGGGCATCCTGGACAGATGTGCCTTTTTCAATGGTGATGGCGTAGGAGAGGCCGAGTGTGTAGTCGCTGCCCGGATCGTGTATCGTGCCGCGCTTCTCTGCCGCAAGGCCAGCGGCATCGAAAAGTGAGGTGACAGCAGCGCTGAATGATGTATCCGACCAGACAATATCGCTCGGCACGTTCGTACTGAGGAGTCCGAGCGCATCTATCAGGAGGATGGCAAACCCCTCTGGCTCGTCCCGTACATCAATGCTATCCACAATGCCCGTGAAGATGACGTCGCTCTCGCCGTTGCACGTCAACGTGAGCGCCGCATCATCACCGGCGCTCACGTCAGGAAACGCGACCACCGGCACACGGCAGGTGCTGCGCTGCTGATTGAAGCCAAGCGAGAGACCGGGAAGATCGTCGCCGCACGGAATGGTCACGCCAGCAACAACCAGCGTGACAGACCAGGTAAGCGTTGTCGCCCGAAGGGTTGCATCACTAATCGCCATCGCTACCCCTCCGGCCTGCTGAATGTGACCGTGCCGATGTAGCCCGCTCCACCGCCCCACGAGTCGAGCGTGAGCGCATCGACGCGGGCCGTCCAGGTGGTGGTGCCGTCGCTCAACGGCGCGACCGTGCCAGCGGTGGAGGCGGTGCGGAGATTGCCCGCTTCCACCGCTGCGGTACTCCCGCCCTGGTCGTCATCAACCAGGATGATTGTGCCGGTCAGCGTCCAGTTTGTGCCGTGGATGCTGCGCTGTGTCCGGTTCGTTCCGGCCAACAGGTGGTCGGTGGCACGTACGTTCGGGTGCCAGGTCGGATCACGCAGCTCTGGCCGCTGGAACTGGAAGCAGATCGTGCCGTTAAACGTCCAGACGCTCATCCCAACCCTCCCGCAACAATGCGCTCCAGTGTCGCGCTCAGCCGGGCGTCGGCCTGGTCGAGAATGGTGCTGGTCAACTCGTGGAGGCGGGCAGTGGTATCAACGACTGGATTTGTAATAGTGATTCCGCCCAGATTGACAGTCATACCTCCGGTATCGCCCGCCGTGCGTTCCGGTCTCAGGTCCGGACCAGGGCCGGGCGGCAATGCCGGTGTCACCATGCCGCCCTGTCCGCCCATCAGGAGATAGGTGCGCCCTCCGACTCCCAGCAGTTCGGGCGCGCCGCCCTCGGTTACCTCATACATGCGGTTGGGCTCCACCGGGCCACCCAGCGCCCGGCGACCGGCCACGCCACCCCCGGCAACGGTCGTCAGGTCGCCACGCGCTTCTTCACTCGGTATTTGCCGCGCCGTGGCCTCCTCGATGACCACGCGCTCGACTGTGGTGTGCGTGGTTACTATCTCGGTGGGTATTTTTGCGAGGGCGTTCCTGATGCCCTCAGCCGCCGCCTCTGCCTCGCCGGGGATTTCCATCAGGCGCGCCGCGTATTCGTCCGGGCCAATTTTGCCCTGACGAAAATCCTCCGTCGCTTGCTCGGTCAGTTCTTTGATTTGGGCGTCAACTACCTCTTGTGTATGTACCGCACTGGTCTGGACATCCCGCAGATGACCGATGTACTCATCGGTATTTTCACCACCTTTGGCTGCCCACTCATCAATGCTTTGTGTCATCTGTCCGAATGAGCGGTCAGTCAGCGACTGCTGCACACCGAATTGCGATGCAATGTCGGCGGTCATCGCATCGAGTGCTTCCTGGCTGACCCCGTCTCGCCGTGCGCGGGCAACCGTGTAATTGATAAGCTCCTGGCCCAGATGGGCCATCTGCGCCGCTTGCTGGCGGGCATAGCTTTCAGCAGCCGCCAGTTCTTGCTCCTGGTAGCTTTGCTGTGCGGTCGTTAGCTTCTCGCGCTGTGCATCCTCCAGATTAACAATTTGTTGCTGGAGTTGCGCCCGCTCCTCCTCGGTTGTTGCGGCGGCAAGCTTTTGTGCTAACCCGGCACGCTGCTCATTGAACGTGGTAATCAGGTCGGCAACATTTGCCTGGTGCTCCCGTTGTGCATCCTCGCGTTCCTGGAGGAAATCGCGCTCCGTAGACACTGCTTTTCCGAACGCCTGCGCACCATTCTCGGCGGATCGCACAGCAGCATCACTGAGTGCCTCCATCTCTTCAGCGGTAAGGGCAGCCTGTACCCCTACTCCTGCGGTCGCCTCCGCCGTCGCCGTCGCCGCCCCGGCAGCGGCGGTCAGGTCGGCAGTGGCATCTTCAAGTGCTGCTTCGTATGTCAGGATACGTGCGGCATTTGCATCCCATATCGCGGGGTCTTTTTCGCCCCGCTCCGCCAGGTCGCCACGGATCTGGAGTTCCATTGCCAGAAGCGCCTGGAGGCCGCGCACCGCTTTCGCCTCAGACGCCACCGCTTCCTGGACACCGTCGCTGGCCTGTTCATAGTCGCGTATGGCATCCCGCGCTTCCAGCACGCTTTCGCGCTGGTTCAGCCACTGCTCGGCAGCCGCATCCCCCCAATCGTTGGTGCGGAGTGCATCCATGCCCCGCCCAATATCATTGAGTCGGGCAATGAACCAGGGCATAGTATCATTGGCAAGACCGAGCAAGCTGTCAGAAAGTGGAGTCAGGCCCTCGGTAAGCATCGCCTGGGTTTTCGCCGTGACCGCGGCGGAGAGTTGCCCCCAGTTTTCATACTGGATGGACATCTCCTCAATCGCCCGTCCGTTCGCATTCGCCCCGGCAACACTGTCGCCCAGGGCCAGCACCGCTTCTTCGCCCATATTCTCCCACAGACTGCGGAAATACAACACGCCGATTTCCTGGCGCTTCAGGGGATCTTCGATGGCGTTGAGGCCAGCGATAATCTGCTGGAACGCCTCGCCTTCGCTGATTTCGCCTGATGCGAGGCGCTGTTGGATAGACGCAAAGCCCGCGTCGAGTTTGCCGACCGCTTCGAGCACGGCAGGGTCTTTGAGGTTGACGCGGAACTCGTTAAGGCTATCACCGATCTTATCGGTGTTTATAAAGCCTGCTTGCAGGCCCTCATTCAATACCGACAGCGTGCCAGCGGCGGTTAGTCCCAATGCCGCAAAGTCATCACTATATTCATTGAGGGTATCCTGAAGATCGCCAAAGCGATCCAGGTTCATCTGCTGCCCTTTTGCCATCAGCGTCAGCGCGGCTCCGGCCGACCCCCCGAACTCGTCGGACATGCGTGCGGCGGTGCGGAAACTCTCAGTGGTGTCAATTCCGAACGCCTGCTGAAGATACTGCCCCTGTTCGACAACGTCCTGGAGTTCATTGCCAGTCAGATCTCCAAACGCCCGGCGAGCTTCATTTGCCAGATCCCCCGTCTGCTTGATTGCAGCCCCGGCCCCGACAACCGCCCCGGTGAACAGCGCCCAGGGACCAACCTGCTGAAGCGCGACGGTAAGGTTCTTGCCAATCGCGTCGCCAAGACCGGCAACGCGTTTCGTCTGGTGATCTGCCGCGTTCGCGGCCCGTTCCGCAGCCCGTGTCGCCGCTTGCTCCGCCCGGATCTTTTGCGTCAACAAGGTGTAGTAGCGCGTCGTGCCCTCGCTGGTGCCCTGGAGCGCTTGCTCCAGGATTTCGACCTTCTGTGCATGCGTAGCCGATGCCAGTGCTGCGCGGCGCTGCGCATCATCCAGGCGCTCAAACTCGCGCAATGACTGCGCGGTTGCCGTTGCAGCCTGACGGAGCGACCGTCCCAGGATCTCGCCGGTGGTGTGCGATGCCCCCGCCATGGCGGTGAACGTTCGCTCAACCCGTTGCCCATCCGTGCGCACGGTCGACTGGAGTTGCACAAACGCGCGCTCCATTGCGCGCGTTTGGCGCTGCATCAGTGTGGCTGCACGCTCCAGTCCGGACAGATCGATCCCGACCGTCCCGAAAGCAGAGCCAACATGTACGGGCATCGTGCGATCCTTCCTACAATGCGTGTAATACCGCCAGTGGGACCGGGGTCAATGGCGGGGTTGTGCCGTTTGCGTGGGACGGCGCATCGGCGCGAGTTGCCAGCCATGCAATCGTCAGGTCGATCTGGTAATCATCCCAGTCACCCGTCAACAGGCTGCTCGGTCGCTGACCGTAGCGCCGGGCCAGTGTGTCCAGAGTACTCGCCGTTTGCGGATACGTCGCCAGGAAACATTGCCAGGGGCGCAACCCCCGACAGCGCCCAGTTAAAAATGTCCAGCTTATCCTCGGTGTCGATTTCGTCAATGCCCAGGGTGTCGTCCCCCGGCTCGTCACCCAGTATCGGGGCAACCATTACCGCCGCAACAACGATATTCAGGACATCGCGCATATCGCCGATATCCTTGAGCTGAAAGCGAAACGCCTTTTGTGTGATAAGTGCTTCCACCTGGCCCACCAGGGGCGCGGGGATGTCGCCGTGCTCGGCGAGGGTGAGTAGGGTCACCCGACGCACGGTGACGTGCAGGCCACTGGACAAAACAAGCTGCTGCTGGCGCTGCGCACGCCATGTCTCGAGGTCCATACAGAACTCCTACGAAGTTGCTAATGCTGCTGCGGTTTCCTTTTTGGTGAAGGTCACAATCTTACTGCTGTTCCCGGTATCGCGGACGGCAACCCCGCCAAGCTGCGGCCCCGGAAACTGTCCATACTGCATATTGGCCTGCACGTTGTTCGTGACTTTGGCCTTCCAGATTTTTACCTCCAGGTCATCACCCAGCTCGGAAATCGCCCGGCCTTCAATGATGACATAGGGCACCCCGACAGCATTCGTTGTGGCGGCAATGATGTCAAGGGTCAGGGTTTGATCCGGAGTGGTCCCCGCTTCGGTTGCGGTCAGCCCCAGCATTGCCGCCAGGACATCCATCGGCAGGCCTACGAGATTGGTTGACCACTCGGCTCCGATAATTTTGGACACCACCGAGAGGATACCGACGGTTGCTTCAGCCCGGCCCGATTGGAGCAGGAGGCTGATATTAAATTGGGTAGTTTCCGGGAGGTCGATGACCTGTGGGGTTGCATCAAACGTAGTAATGCGCACCTGGTCAATGCTGAAGGGAAAAATCTTAGGTGAGAGCGGCATAGAGAATACTCCTTATATGCGCCGCAGGCCGCTCCAGCGACTGATTTGAAGCGCGGCCTTTAGCGTTGTATCTTCGGCATGCAGGACTGAACCTGCATCCATCAAGAGCCATGCGACATCAGGAATATGCGTATGGTACAGAAGCGCGTGTATCCGCAGACGTGCGCTGTCTATGGTCACCTCCCCTGAGCGCTGATAGAGATAGATCGCAATATCCAGCCTGTTCGCTACGCGGTTACGAGGAACATCCCCCGTGAACGCCACCAGCGCACAGGGAAGAATCTCTTGGTCGCTATCAAACGCTGCGGGCGTGGACTGGCGACTGATTACCCCGACTGCGGTTGCGTCGTAGATCCCCCCGGGGAGCAATCCGACCAGGGCGGCATCGCTCTGCAGATAGGTCAGTATTGCCGGACCCATCAAAAAATCTCCTGTAGCCGCTGTTCAATGTCGGGTATTTTTTGGCTAATTGTCGGCCAGATCACAGCGAAGCGTTCGGCATGGTTCAGTTCGAGATATCGGCCGTAGTCGATATCCTCGCCGTGGCTGAGAAAAACCGTTACTATATCTTCGGCCACGTCCACCGTAGCAAGCAATGCACGGCGTGCATTGCCGGTACGGTCCTGCCAGGGTGCGTCGCGCCGTGCCGTCGCCTCCAGATCATCTCGTATCAGATCGGCAACCACCGTAACTGCATAACGTACCTGCTGGACATAGGCCAGCAGGCCCGGTGTCAACGTGTCGTTCCAGGCGGTCATTGCCGGACCTCGATGGCCGCTACGGTCAACACATCCCGATCCGGCCAGACGTAGACAACCTCATACACCGATCCGACATAGGTCAGCCGGTCGCCCTGGGCAATATCCATATCATGTCGCCCATAGAGGCGGAGTTGCCCGGTGGCTGCCTCGCCTCCGTCGGAACGCCCCTGCGATACAGACGATGGGTCTATATAGACTGACTGTGTGGTCAATGCCGCAGTGCCCCGCCGCAGTACCACAGGCATCGTTAGCGACCGTGCATTGATATCGCGTAACTGCACAACGGTCGCGCTGTTGAGTAGCGGTGTACTCATGCGTATAACCCTCGATCATAGCCAGCCGCCACTGCGTCACCTCATCTTGTTTTTTGTCCCGGCCGCAATATGACCAATCCGTGCCCCACGTCCCGATGTGGGAGTGGGCGACTGAGCGGCAATGCGGTTCCATTGGGCAAGTCGCTGAGACCACGACACACTCAGACCGCTCGGCAGTGTCACCCGATCCGGTTGACTGGCGAATTGTGCCGCCAGTCCCGCCGCCAGGTTGCGCAGTGCTGCCTGTTCATTATTGCTGTGCAATGCAAGCGAGGCTGCATAGTCCTCATCCTGAAGCATTCCCGGATCTACGGTATCGCCCAGGGCAAAGCGCAGTCGGTCCTTTGCAGTTGTTCGGGACTGGTCATAGCTGAATGCCATTGCCGCTCCTAGGTCAACACCGGCTCGGTTGTCGGAATAGTATCAGTGAACGATCCCACGGTCAGGCAGGCCGACGCCGCCTTGCGATGCAAGCGCGGAAAGCCGCGCGCCACACCCCAGTAGGTCACGTTCGGCGGGTTCAGGTCCGGACTGGCCGTCGTGTAGGCAATCGGGCCACGCTGCCGCCCTCCAAGATCGCCAGATGAGGTCTGTGCCAGGCTTGCGACGACACTTTCTGTCACGATGCCGTTGGCAAAGTCGGCTACCGCTGGATCGTCATCATCGTTCGTGCTACTCAAGATGACGTTCGTAATCGGCAAAAACGGAGCATTTGCCACCGCCCCGGCGGGGGTTTGATACCAGTAGCGTGCGTCGTACAACTCGATTTCCATTGCGAGTAGGCGCGAGGCGAGATCCTGCATCTGGCCCAGCGCGGCGGTGCTTAAATTGGTGAAGCTCAGTCCGGCGGTCAGCAATGCCGTGGCCTTGTCCTGGAACTCGGTTGTGGCGATCATATAGCGGAATGCCTGTGTGCTCATCGTGACGCGGTTGTAGACCACGCCGTAGCGCACCCGGCCAATCAGCACCGCATTGAGGATGTCAGCCACTGGCGTGGCAGTGGCTGCCGTGTCCCAGGCGACATTGGTCGTAATCGTCAGGTCGGACGGCCTGCCCCACGAAACGTTCGTCAGCGTGATGCCTAATCGGTCATAGCTCAGACTGCCGACGTGCATGGCGATAATCAGCGCCTCCATACGCTGCCGCAGGCCCAGCAGCACAGCATCCAGCGTGCGGGTTTCCCAGTCCAGGAACATCGCCCGGTCGTCAGTCATCGCCATACTCATCGTCAGAGCCAGTAGCTGGTTCAGCATGTCCTGGTTCATCGCTACGCCGATTTTCAGGTTCGGAACCGCCGTACTCTCCAGGGCGAACCTCCCGGCGTTGTACGTTACCGCCTGGGCATCGTCGGCAATCAAGTCGGCGATGTAGGCGTAGCCGGTGTACGATGCCATAATCTCATTGTCCATCGCCGGAACCACCGGCGTGCGGTTGAGGAACAGCAGATCATCCGGCAGCAGGCGCACATCCTGGAGTTGCTGCATGATTGCATTGACACGCGCGGCGCGCAGCATCTGAAGTGATGGTGTCATGGTGGTCTCCTAGCCCGCGTAGCGGATGCGCGGGAATGCCGCTTCAAATGCCGTCCATGATGGCTCGGTACCGGCCCCCAGTGGCACGATGTTATCGCCGCCGACCCGCAGTCGGTCCTTCCAGACGGTGCCGCCGTCAAACACGTCGGGATGTGCCGATGGCGCGGCAATCAGACCGCCCCCCGGCGTTTCCAGCAGGCTTTCGTTCAGGATGTAGGCATACCCCCGGCGGAGGAATTGCCGACCGTCGGTAGCGGCGCTGTCATACGGTCCGTACCCACCGACAGCCGCACCTTCCGTGACCGTTGCAACGGCGGCGGTTCCGGCCCCGCCGGTCAGATTGGTTGCATCGGTCGTGACCGCAGCGACATTCCCTGCCCCCAGCGGGTAGGTCAGGGTGTAGACGCCGGTATCCTCCGTAACCTCCACCCCGGCGTACGCTCCGCCCAGTCCGCGAATGGCCGCCTGTGCATCCGCCGCGCTAACGTTGTATGCCAGCGCCGCTGTTGTCGTGCCATTGGCGGTGACGGTGAATGTCCCGCCGGTCGCATCAATGGTGATTGTCTCGACGTTTTGAATACCTTTGGCACACAGGACAGCACCAAAAGGGATGCCCTTCTTGCCGATTTCGATAACCGTGCCGTCGGCCAGGGTCAGATTGGCCCCGCTCACCGCGTTGACCGTGGTCCAGTCAATGGTTATCCCGCCCACGGCCCAGTCCACGCCCTGGTGGTGCGCCAGCACCTGGATCGGACGTCCCGTCTCCGCCAGTACCTGCCGTCCATAGGTTGCCATCAGCGCACCTTCTTCCCGTTCTGGCGCTCGGCATAGCGCCGGGCGTGGTCGGCAGCCTCGTTAACATCGGCGTTTGCATCCGCCGGGGCGGGGGTCTGTACCGGATTGGTCTGCACCGTAAGCGTGCCGGTGCCGGTGCCCTCGACAGGGACACGCTCCTGGGTCAGCGCATGACCGGGTCGGGCGTGGACCGCCGCACGCAGCAACTCGACGCGGCTTTGCCCATCGCGCGGATGATCCGCATCGTCTCCGGCACAAACCCGATACAGCGCGATCAGGCTATCCCGTTCGCCGGGGAATGCCTTGTTCCCGTGTATCGCCTGCTCCACAAACGCAACGGCCTCGCTGTCGATGCGCTGTCGGCGCTCGGTTGCCAGTTGTTGGCGGAGTGCCACCAGCTCTGCCTCGGCCTGCGCCTGCTGTTCTGCGGCAGTGGCGTTCTGCGCCGCCGCAATAGGTTCTGTTCCCATCGGAACCTCCTGGATAAAAAAGTACGGGCGCGGCGTCAGCGCTGCCAGTACCCCCTCATAACTACCAATCGCGTCGGCCATGCCCGCATCGACCGCGTGCCGTCCGACCAATACGCCCCCCTGCCCGAACCGCCCCATGACCGTCTCAACGTCCACGCCCCGGTTACGGGCAACGCGGTCGATGAACACATCGGCCAGCGCGTCTAAGCGCGTCTGAATTTCGTCTCGCCCCTCATCGCTGCCAGGGTCCACATGTTTTCGTGGCGACTGGCTGCTCCTGAATACAATGTCGCGACTACCGGTCCTGGCCGGGTCTCGCACGGCCATGAGCACGCCGATACTTCCCAGCATCGCCGTGTCGTCAACGACCACCCGCTCCGCCGCCGCCGCCAGCCAGTAGGCAGCACTGGCCCCCAGGTGGCCGACATAGGCCGTTATCGGTTTGCGACTGCGCGCGGCGTAGATCATCTCTGCCGTTTCGTTAATGCCGTTGATCTCGCCGCCGGGACTGTCGATATCCAGGACAATGCCGGATATGGCCGGGTCGGTCAGGGCCGCATCAATATCCCGTGCCAGGACATCTATCGTTGCACCACCAGAGTAGCGCGTAAAAATGTTCGCATAGCGGAAAATCGGCCCCTGGATCGGAATGGTTGCGACGCCGTCGCGCACGGTGACGGCCCGACTGTTCTCCAGGCGCGTGCCCAGGCGACGCTCTACCGCCTCCAGTGGGTCGTTCTCACGCAGGGCAATAGCGCAGAACAAATCAAGGTAGTCCGGGGTCATCGCCCAATCGAGCGACGTAATCAGGTTGAACGTCCGTTCGGCGGGCCGGTCACTCATTGTGCATCCTCGTCTTCGTCGGGTACATCCTCCACCGGCACGGGCTGTACCTCCGCGTCCGTGGCCATGCGTGGCGGTAAATTGAGTAACTCATCAATCGCCGGGAATTGCGACGGGTCGAGATAGTCCGTGCGGGCCAGCGCCGCCAGCGCTGTCCACATTACGGTGACATCCTGGGTTTCGGCATTGGCAAGCGTTGCATACGGGGTCAGTTGCCGCATCCCGTCGCCACGATTGGCAATGACTATCTGCTGTAAGACATCACGGCGAAACATGCGGGCAATGCCGCGCTTCGTCTGTCGAACGAGCGTCGCCAGGATCGACGCATGCACATCGCCCTGGGCCCGCGTGCCGTAGGTCGCCTCCTCCGTCGCCAGCGTCTGGTAGAGGATAGCCTTCGTGATCTGCTTGTCGAACAACTCGAATGCATGCAGAAACGGCGTGCCGTCGCCACTGCTCCCAAGGCTATCCAGCGTTGCCCCAGAGGGCAGCGCCAGTGCGGTCCCGTTGCGGAATTGGAGCAGGCGGGTCAACAGCGCCTCTTCCGGCGTCTGATATTCGCCGGTCGGATTACCGGCGGTATCGTAGACCGGCTCATCGGCTGCGTTCGGCGCGGTTGTGCCGACCAGCGATGGCGATGCGAATTGCGACAAATATTTCAGGTATTCTGGCCATGCCTGCATCTTCAGCCACCAGGCGTTATACGCCGGGCGCAGCAGCGATGTCCCGCGTGGGTCATTATTTGTTGGGCGAACGCTAAGGATAGCGAACTTGCTGCGCGGGATAATATGCGTCCGCTGTTCGTCATTCAGGAGCTGCCCACGCAGGAGCTGCTGCCCCGGTTCATTTCCGATAAGGCCGACGACATTGCCGAAGGTATCCGTGACAAATGCAATGCTCGCGCGCGGCTTGACATTCAGCCGCCGCAGCACCAGTTCCGTGCGGCCCGTGTATGAGGCATCGTAGGCGTAGACCTCTTCCGCCACTCGATTGCCCAATGCCAGTGCGGAAAGCATATCCCAGAGCACATCGTCAAGCGGGGTCTCCAGGTCGTCGAGCTGCTGCTCGACCAGGCCGAGCAGCTCAATCGCCTGGTCGTAGCCGTCGGCGTCGGCGCTATCAACCGCTGGCCGGATACTCAGGCCGTCCTCCAGGATGCCCGTACGCAACACATCAATACATGCGGCGGACTGAGGATCGCGCAACATGCGTTCATAGATGTCGTCGCCCAGTTCCGCCGTCAAATCGTCTATCGGGAGCGGCAGCGCGGTCAGGCGCTCGCGATAGGACGTATACCAGGAGACCACCCCGCCTGCCACATACTCGCGGGTGGGGTCAACGGCGCGCATCGGTTGTGGGGCGGCAGTAGTCATGGCAATAAAAAACGGCACAGACCTCAATGGGTCTGTGCCGGTGGCTCAATAAAGCGGTGGGCAGTTGATGGGTCTATGCCGGTCTGTTCCCGGCGGTTTATGTCGTTATTGTACGCTGTTCGGCACTGTTTTGTCAACGGACTGCGTCGGGTGCGTCGTTTCAAGGGCAACAAGGGCACTCTTACAGCGCCGATGCACCTCCGAGCCACGCGGTTCGTCTTTGACAATGTCGCGCAATGCCTGGATTGCAATCGCTTTCGTGTTGGTCATGTTGGGATTATCTGACACGGTAGCCCTCCACCTGGGGACGCTGACCCCCGGCCACTGCACGGGCAGGGCGAACAAACAGATAGTCCGGCGCACAGGCCAGCACACACCCATCGCCGTCGTCAGGACTCCGCCCGTCGTTGCGCTTCTTGAACTCCCTTTTGCTCTCTAATCGCCGTACGTCCTGTCCATGTACCTTCACCCAGTCGTAGACCCGTTCGCACAGATCACGCTCCAGTGCCGCCGGGCTCCGATCGAGCGCCAGCACCTTTAGCGCTTCCGCCGTGTGCCAGTACATCTCGGTGCCCAGGTCTGCGAAGGCCTTCGGGTCATGCGGCACGCTATTGTTGTTTATCTCCAGCACCTGGAAATCGGCAAAGGCCCGCCGTAGTTCCATATCCCGCCGCACCTGGTCAACCACCCCGCCGCCAAACCCGCCGCCGCCGTCAACGCGGATATGCAATGAGGTGACACCCTGAGCGGCCAGGGGGAGTGCAGCCTGTTTAATTGCCTGGGCATAGACGGTCGTATCCATTCGGGTCAGCGCTGCCGCACGCCAGACGCGGCCATTATGCCGGATATAGATGGTCCCGGTATCGTTGCCCCAGCGCGCCACATCCACCCCGATCCGGGCAACGTGCGGGGTGTCCGGATCGGCAACGCGGTGCCGGGCAGCCCCGAACCGTCCCACCGGACAAAACGTATTGACCGTCATGCCGGTGGGGGCAATGCCCAGCACCCGAAACAGAAACTCCGCATCCGGTCGGTAGATGACACCGGGCCGCCAGGAAAGTTCAAAGGTATAGGCGTCGGGATCGTGGGCGGCCACGACTTCGCAGTGCTGGGCTTCACCGTCATCAATCATTGACTCGACATAGGTCCGCTCCACCGCGCCGGGAATGAGCGGCCGGCCGGACAGGACATTGGGGTGATGGAGGCATGACAGGCGGAAGTTGGCGACGTTCGTTCCACTTGCCAGTCGGTGAAAGCGACTGGTCCGGGTGCGCGGGTTCGCCAGCATCACGACCATGACAATCCCCCCCGACGACATGCTTTTGATAGCATCAAAGACAAAGTCGGCCACACCCTCTGCCTCGTCAATCACAAACATCAGGTAGGGTCCGTGCTGGCCCTGAGCCCGCTCGGTGCCCTGGCCCCCGGCATTGTTCGTGGCCCGCCCCTTGACAAAATGTGCATCACTGAGCTGCAACCCCAGGTCAAGGATGCGCCCTGGCAGTCCCGTGCTTCGGCGCTGCTGTTTGATTTCCTTGAATAGCAGGTCGTGGATCTGTTCATAGGTCGGCGCAAAACAGTAGACAATCGACGGCGCAAAGCAGTCAAAGAAGTGGTTCACCATCCCGGCGGCCAGCGTGGTTTTGCCCACGCCATGGCCAGCTTCGACCCGAATGATGTGCCGAATCTGCTCCGCCTGGTCATCGCCGGGCGCTGCATCACGCCGCGCATGCTGCCGGCGCAGCGCCAGCGCATAGGCATCAAGGATCTCGGCCTGCCCTGGCGCATCGGGGCTGCCGCGCCAGGGCTCCCAGTGCAGGTTCTCGGTGATATAGGCGTACGGATCGAACTGGTAGCGCGCCAGGGCCGGGGCGGACGTCAGTCCCCGTCGGCGGCGTTCCAGTTCAGCCCGTGCCCGGACCCGCAGATGTGGCGAGGAGGACAGCAAGGGGGTCGTCTCCATGGGCTATGCGTTCGAGTTGCTCCGGACTGAGCTGTGATACATCCAGGTGCTTCAGCAGATCCGGAGTCTTACCGAAGAGTTGGTGATGCTCACCCAGTTTCACCAGTGCGGCCTGTGCGTCATACATCTCGATCTCGGTGCCGTACTTCCCGATTTTTATCTTCTTGATCTGGTGAATCGCGCCGGTCTGCCGTGCCTTCTCCAGATCGAGGGTCCAGGTGTCCGGGTGGTCGCTATCAATACTGATAAAATCGGCGAGAGAGCCGCGTGCCTGAGCAGTCAGCCGAAGCAACACCTCGCCCGCGCTCATCGCCAGTTCATCCAGGGCATCCTGGATCGCGCCCTGAATGTTCACATTTGTTAACAATCTACTCGCTTGCTGGCATGCGGTTTTATCGCTGTATCCGGCCCGCCGAGCTGCCTCGGTTCCATTCCAGCAAGCGAGGTAGTGATGAACGAACGCGCGCTGTTTTCCTGATAGGGACATTGGTAACTCTCAGAGCAACGATCGGCGGACAGGACCGGCAGGGTGCATGTGTTTATTGTAACACAAAGGTTCGCAGTGCGACCGCAACGCAACCAGGGTAGCACATCAGTGTTACGGCAGTATTACTATGATATTTGCCATTTCCTGGCGCTTTTGTTCTGTTCCCCGCGCCTGGGCGTCGGCTATCATTTACCTACTCGCCTTTCCGGCCCTGCCACGCCGCCATAATATTCCGCATCGACAGATCGAACGCCGTATATGGCGCATCATGTTCGTCGCCCCAGCCTATCTCTCGCAAATTGACCCAGTGGCCTTTTGAACCTTTCTTCTGTCGCCAGAATGAAGCACGACTGGTCGCCATCTTGCTTGCCATATTTCCGTCGGCAGATACAACATCCATATAGTGCCATAATGTCATTTGCTTTTGCGGTGACCCGCCCAAAAGATGCACAGGCCAGTCCCCAAATTCCCAGATAGGCACACACGTCCCACCAAATTTCGTGGGTACGCTATAGCCAAGGATGACATCAGCATCGCCTATTCGACGCGGCAGCAACTCAATAATGCCGCTGATTTTCGGAATAATGATGACACATGCAACATATTGCGCTGCCTCCTCTGCCCAGTCGAGAACCTCATGCAATTGATCGCGTGTCTCCAGATCGAGCACCGTCGCCATTGCTGGGCGATGCTGTGCCAGTGCTGCCATATAGCGCTGGCGATCTGGTTTTTTCCAGTTCTGATCTGCAAACCAGACCGGGGCATACGTCGTACATGGCAGTTGCGCACCGTAGTGCCAGCCGTGATAGACAGCACTCTCCGCAAAGCGCTGATTGCCACCGGCGCACATGATGAGCGTCGGTGGCATATCAGCCGTCCCCCTCCCCGCGCAATCCCGCTGGAACACGGTCAACTCCATAGTATTCCGGCTTACGTTTGTAGGCTTCCTGCTCAAATTCATCTGCAAACATTGGGTATCGCTTTTCAAGTCGTGCCCGTAACCGCTTGCGCCTGACTCGCTGCTTCGCTTCCAACGACCAGCGTTTTCCTTTGACTGGGGTCATATCAAACGCAATCGCCCACCCCGACCCATACCCTAACATCTCTTTCAGTTCTGTTATTTCCCGTGGGCATTCTCTGTTATCGGCTCCGACCTCACATAACACCCGTGGCTGACCATCAGGGGGGGCCTGATGTGGTAATCCCCACATTACAAACCAGCGAAACGGTTTTGCATTCTGCATAGCTCTCTCCAAACCCGCTCTGCTCCCTCCGACTCCGGCGATCGGGGGAGTGCTATGGGCAGCTTCTATGACAAGCTGCCCATAGCAGAACCATGAGATGGTGGTTACGTTTTGGCTGTGGCATCCTGCTCCAGTGCCTTGCGTAGCTGCTCCTTCAGAACGATATTTCGCCTTTGTCTTCTTCAGGCACGCCTGACAGATCGCGGACAGCCAGCAGGATGAGGTCTTTCACTTGCTGTCTATCCGAGCTATCCGCATGGATCAACGTCTTCAAGACGCGGTTATCCGGCATAAACCGCTTCAGTATCCACGTTGCGTAGGCGCTATCGGAGAAGTAGAGCGCGTAGCTCCCGCCCTGGTACGAGAAGAAGAGCGCTGGAGTGCCGCCGCGCAAAACGTAGATCTCTCCCATCTCCAGCCACTCCACCCCCAGGTGTACCCCGATGCGCCGGGTCAACCCGGCAATCTTCTCCTGTTGGCGATATTCCAATTCCCGCGCCTGGGCGTCTTCCCGCCGGCGGGTGCGATCCACCTCCCGCGCCTGGGCGTCGGCTATCATCTGGTCTATATCATGCATGTTGCGCTCCTGGCTCCGGCTCCCACGACAGCTGCGGCAAACGGGAGAGGTTGCCATCGGAGCAGTCAATGACCTGTATATCACCATCACTATTGCGCGCCGCGACGGAACAGGCGTGTGCATAGCGCAGGTTCTGCGATGGTCCGGGAAACACCCCCGTCTGGTAGCCGTCCGGGATGTCGCGTACCGCTTGCGGCAGAATTGCCACCGCCTGCTGTGCAAAGCGCCGACCATCCGGCGAGACATAAGACCGGGTCTTGATAATCTGATAGCGCGGCTCCGCTGAGTACCGCGCGGCTTTCCCGGCAAACTCCAGCGCGGTATCGGCCTCCTCGTGACAGATGCGCTTGCATTGCTCCAGCAACTCGGCCTGCACCCGGTCAGGGCTTTCATCCGGCTCCAGGGTTGCCGTCAGTGTTACCGCCGGTTTGACATTGCTGTAGTCCGGCAAACTCTCGGTCATGCCGTACGATACGGTTATCTCGGTGATACGGGCCATGTTCGTGCTCCTCTCGAATACCAAACTCATTACGACTGGCAGCATCCCATCCGCGCGCATAGCCGCGCCGTTCCGCTGCCGCCAACCACTCACGCACCTGCCAGACGCACAGGCCCAGCAGGACCAGCGCGCCTGCTGCTGCTACCCAATCCATTTGCATCACCCCCCAAATAGCGCCTGCCGTTGCGCCGCTGCAATTGCAGCGGCGGTCTGTGGCGTGCATTGCGATTGCAGCGTTTCCAGGAGATCCGTGATGTGCTGCAACGCTATCAGGATGTGACCGATCTGCATCGACTGCACCGTGTATCCGGTGCCGTCCGCCTGCTCCAGGTGGTATCTGATTTCTTCAAGTGTTTCTGCCGGTGTCATGCTGCCCTCCGGTGTGTCTTCCGTCGCGCATCCAGCGTGGGCACCTCGGCCATGTGCCACGTTGTACGTAGGGTCTGAAACCAGGTGCTGCCGTCGGTAAAACGGACATATGTCCCGTCGTCAACCACTGGCGCAGTCGGTGGATTGCGCTCCTGCCAGTGGCGGATGCGCACGGCTCGTTCCTGTCGTGACATGATATACTCCCTGAGGCGCGGTGGGGGAAGCTGCAATCGTTCCTGCCGCGCCGATGGAGGACCGGGCCGGACTGTCCGGCCCGGCCCGGCCCGGCTCTGCTAGATAACCCGACTGTTCGTAATCGTGGCGATTGCTGCCCAATAATCCCAATCAGCGGCGAAATCATCCAGGACTGTCTCTGTCAGGCTATGTGCTACATCCAGTGCCGCATCCAGCGACAACCCCTCCTCGCGGCACAGATCTGCCGCAATGTCCATCCACGCCAGGCGAATATCAGTATCATCATGCTCGATCGTTGTCATGTCGGTTCCTTTCGTTCTCATTCGTAGATTTCGGTCACATAAGGGGCTACCATCGGCGTCGAACCCCGCCACCCTGTTTGGATACCCCTGCCGGCAGTTGCGGCGCTCCTGGGGCGTTCTGGCGGCTCTCAGGGGCATTGCGTGCTGGTTGTGCGCCGACTTCACGCAGGCGCTCAACCAGATAGTGCTATCTCCTCAACCTCACCGACTACCTCCCAGTCGTACGCCACGAAGGTACCTGTTTCCAGGCGGTGAAAGACGCCGCGTGTCCAGATACACAGGATGCCGCGCACACAATACAACGCGTCGGGTCGGTATATCATGGTGCCCTCCATTTGCCCGGCGTGCCTGGTCCCGGTTGGTCTCCGATCACCTGCCAGGCACGCCGGGCGCGTCCTTACGCCGCCAGTTCCCGATCCGTCGTTTCCGCCTCCGCCGCTATCGCCTCCAGCGCCCGGCGCACAAGGTGCGCTGCCGCACGGTGGTAACACGGTTTCGGCTTCTCGGTCAGTGTGTATGCCTCACACTGGCATACCCCGTTGCTGTAGTAGACGATGCCGCCGCGCGAGGAGGGGAAGAACAGTGCGGTATCCCGTGCGCTCCAGCGGATCGTCTCCTGTTTTTTCAGCCAGTCCCGGCCTTTCCGTATCGCATTGTGCCACCGCACGGCGTCCGGGTTTGCCAGCGCAGTAGCCGCGACCGCCGTGACGGTCTCGATAATCTCTGCGACCTGGATGACTTCAACGCCGGCCCCGCCCTCCGGCCCGTCACCGTCCGGCTCACCGTCCGGCTCACCGTTCGGGGTCAGCCGGTCGTAGATCAGGGTGTCCAGGATGCGCTCCGCGTCGGCGTACGTGGCCGCGTAGCCGATGAATTCGCCGTCCAGGGTCATCTCGAAGTCCCTGGTCTCACCGTCGTATTGGATGCGCTTCTGCGGTGTCATTGCAAGCTCCTTGCTGATGAATGC